AGCCGCGAGGCATACGCGACAGACCTTGCTGTTGTTTAAACCGTTCAACGGCATCGCGCTTGCTGGTGCCGTAGCAGGTCATGGCATAGCCCCAGTGGGGCAGGTGAATGCAAAAAGGTTTCACGATTTGCCTTTCAGTTGTTGACTGCGTAGATGTCGTATTTGCTGTCGCGCCCAACGTAGATCATGCGGTCTGGGTGAAACCCGTGAATGGTTTCAACGGCAGCGCGGTTGGGGTTGTGTGCGCTGTAGTCGAATGGCACGGTGCGGGTGCATCCTGTGTTGATGCACTCCACAGTGATGGTCGTGCCCTTTGAGTCAGTGGCGGGGTTTTGTCGGGTCTTGTAAACGGTGATCATGGTTTGCCTTTCAAGTAGTTGCACAAGACCCCCGTCAGGGGGTTTCGACCATCAAGGTCTCATCAGTTGTGCTGGATTGCGTACAGGGATTCGGTTTCATTCAGTCGGCAGACGAATTGCAGACTGTCGGCGTTCTCGCCGAATGTCCACTGAATGGTCTTGGTCACAACGTTGTCGGTGTCGGGCAGGAAGGGGATGATGCGTGACACCTTGTCATCCATGCGGGTCACTTTGACCCGAGCGCCCTTCGTGTTGGTGGCGGGAATGTGTTTGATTTTGTAGACGTAGATCACGGTTGTTTCTCCGGTTAGGTGCGGTTGACTGCATCGGCGCAAAACAGGCCGAGCGTGTTCAGGCAGATGACGTCCTGCCAGTAGCCGATTGGCGACTCTTCAAGTTCGCGGAAGAGCTTGTCTTTGTCCACCTTGGTGGACTTGACGGCGTAGGTCAGTTGCTGGTGCGTCAGCATGGCCTTGATGCAGATATTCCAGTGGATTGCGTTGGGGTCTTTGTTGAACTTCTTCTGGACGTTGTCCAAGTGGTCTTTGGACCACTGAAGCGGGAATGCGAAGTGGGCTGCGGTGATGGTGCTCATGTTGGCTTCTCCGGTTAAGTGCGGAATGCACTCCAATGCCCGCCAGAGCGGGCATCAGGCTGCAAGCAGCAATCTCCAATGAGGGAGCAGATGTTTATCTGCCATCGTGATGGATGGCGCAGGGCGTATCCCCTGCCTGTCTTGCTCCCTTGCGGGTATCGCCACAGACCAACCGTATTGCGGGCTGTTCGCATCCGGACTCCACCGGCGGGTCATGGGCTTACGGGCCATGCACCAGACTCGATCATCTCTGCCTCGCTAGCACTATCAAGCAATCACTTGATATCACTAGGGCATGGAGCGGACTGTAGGGGGTTTAAACAAACCTGTCAAGCCCCCACGATTTAGTCGGGTATTACCCTGGAACAGGGGTTGGGTTTGCCTCTATATAGGTGGACTTGTGGCCTGGGGTGAAGGGCCTGGGAGGCCCTGGAAGGGGTCCAGGCGGGGTAGGTATGGGTAGGGTCAGAACGGCGTCTTGTAGGCCGGTCTGCAATGAAAAAGTTTTACAAAAGTTACTCACAGGCTGTGGATAAGGTTGGGTTATCCACAACCTCCTGTGGATACTGTGGATAAGTTTTGTAGTACCTTGGTATTGCAGACATGGTTTAAACGGCCGATCGAGACCTGGGTAAGGGGTAGGGCAGGGTAAGGGTTTTCTGACGCGAAGCTTACAGATTGTGTGGATAAGATGTGGATGGATATTGGACTTATGCACAGGCTGTGGATAACCTGATACAGTGCGGGTGCGAACGGTGGTGCTGGTTTAAACGGTGAAAGGGTGATGCGATGGTGATGAGTAGTGAGCAGTTGCGGGGCAATGGTCGGACGTCGAAGGATGAGTTGCTGCGAAGGCTGGACGAGGTGATGCTGGAAGGTGATGAGAATCAGAACGAATCAACGCCCGGACTGAGCGAAGCGGAGCGGTTAGCTAGGGACGCAGTACCACCAAAGAGAAGAGTGGACGGAGAACTACAGGGAACACCAAGACAAAAACCAATGACATCAAGCATGATGGAATTCGCCAAAGGACTGATAGAGGGGAAAACACAGCTTGAGGCATACCAGAACGCATACCCAAACGCCAAGGCCAATGACAGGACGCTGAAGACAGCAGCATGGAAGCTGGCGCAAGATATACGCATCCAGAGGATGCTGCAAGAGCATTGGGGTCAGACAGTGGAGGCGCTGACAGATGATGCAGTGGCGGTGAAACGGTACGTGATCAAGAGCTTGGTGGAGATGAGCAAAGAAGCAAAGCAAGAAGGCTCGAAACTCAAGGCTTTGGAGCTAATGGGTAAGACTGTCGGGCTGTTCAAACAGACACAGCAAGAGGACGAAGACTCACTGACCGCAGAGCAGTTGAAGCTCGAACTGTCCAGGCACCTGAAGCTGGTGGGTAACGTGCGGCGCATCAGCAAGGCGCAGGTCATAGAGGCGCTGCCCTCTACGGTCATAGAGGGGGCGGAGAGCGCTGGGCCTGTGTAAACGGGGCAGTGGCGTCAAGGGAGGGAGGAGGCTGGACCCCACCGTACCCCCATCCCCGACTATGCATATGGGTCCCCCCTACTCGCCTTACGCTCTATTCCACTCCCCCAATCACACCTCTTCCCCCAACACAAACGTTCGCATTCCCAAACACCCCCCCCTTACTGTTTTGATTTGCATACCCCCACCCCTATATATTTTTTTGTATCAAGGGCTTGATAACGTTCGCTATCATGTTTAAACTCACGCGCAGAGGTTTAAACATGATTGACTATGCACACCCCACGATGATGGCGGAGAAGGCTCTTAAGGAGCTTCACGATGCCATGTTGCGCCGTAAGTTTGAGGAGGCGAGGCAGGCTGCTTTGCGGTGCATGGTTGAGTGCAAGATTGCCTATCACAGCATTCGGGTGATGGAAGAAGAGTATGTCGGCAAAACATCAACTCGTGCTTGATTTCATCAGGGCGTATATTGGCTTGTATGGGATGTCGCCGTCTTACCAGACAATTGCTGCTGGTCTTGGCATGAAGTCCAAGGCCAACATTCACCGGATTATCCATAGATTGCAGGATGAGGGTCTTTTGACCATACGCCCGTACAAGTTCAATTCGATCAAATTGATTGACCGCAGTGCTCGTGAGATGTCTGCCCTATGACGCTACTGACCCGGCAGGAGATTGATGCATATGAGGACATGATTCCTCGTGTGGGTTTGGATCAGCGCAGGAAGATACAGAGGCTTTTGGAGTTGGACAAGGCTGAAAGATGCCGTGAATCCTTTGTGTTTTTTGTTTCCCAGATGTGGCCGGTGTTTATTTCTGGGAAGCACCATCAAATCATGGCTGATGCGTTTGAGCGGGTGGCTCGTGGGGAGCTTAAGCGTTTGATCATCAACATGCCTCCCCGGCACACCAAGTCTGAGTTTGCTTCTTACCTGCTGCCCGCTTGGTTTTTGGGCATGTTTCCGGAAAAAAAGATCATCCAGACTGCTCACACCGCAGAACTGGCTGTTGGTTTTGGTCGAAAGGTGAGGAATTTGGTGTCTTCCCTTGAGTACCAGAAGGTGTTTCAGACGGAGCTTTCCTCTGATTCCAAGGCTGCGGGGCGTTGGAATACCTCCAAGGGCGGTGACTACTTCGCTATTGGTGTGGGCGGTGCTGTTACTGGTAAGGGTGCTGATCTTTTGATCATTGACGACCCCCATTCTGAGCAGGAAGCCAAGCAAAACAACCCGGCGGTGTATGACGGGGTGTATGAGTGGTACACATCTGGTCCCCGGCAGCGTCTTCAGCCCGGTGGCGCCATCATTATTGTGATGACGCGCTGGTCAAAGCGTGATTTGGCCGGTCAAATCCTCAAAAATAGCGAAAAAGACGGCACAGACAACTGGGAAGTCATCGAATTCCCGGCAATTTTGCCCTCTGGAACCCCTCTTTGGCCTGGATTTTGGCGAAAAGAAGAGCTTGACGCCATAAAGGCGGAGATTCCGGCTTCCAAGTGGAATGCTCAGTACCAGCAAAACCCTACATCCGAAGAAGGCGCCATCGTTAAACGCGAGCAATGGCGCATTTGGGGCGATGACACCCCGCCGTCTTGCGAATACATCATCCAGTCTTGGGATACGGCCTTTGAAAAACACAACCGCGCAGACTATTCAGCCTGCACTACGTGGGGTGTGTTTAAACATGCAGACTCCAAAGGTAACTACAAGAACAACATCATCCTTCTGGACGCTTTTAAGGACCGCATGGAGTTCCCTGACCTCAAGGCAAAGGCCGTTGAGATGTACAAGATGTGGGAACCAGATACTTTGATCGTGGAGAAGAAGGCTGCTGGCGCTCCTTTGATTTATGAACTACGCCAAACCGGAATACCTCTGTCAGAGTACACACCAAGCAAAGGACAGGATAAGATTGCCCGTGTAAACGCAATCTCAGACCTCTTTGCCTCTGGAGTTGTCTGGTGCCCCGACACCCGTTGGGCCGATGAGTTGATGGAAGAGATGGCCGCGTTTCCAAATGGCGACCATGATGACTTGGTTGACTCCTCGTCGCAGGCTCTTTTGAGGTTTAGGCAAGGTGGGTTCATCCCCATTGATTCGGATGAACCAGAAGAGACGATTTATTTTCGCGGTCGGCGCGACCGCTACTACACCGTTTAAGGACAAGTCATGGCAATGGACAAAGGTTTGTACGCGGCACCCGAAGGGTTGATGGATATCCCCTCGGATGAGCCAATGCTTGAGATTGAAATTGAAGACCCGGAGTCAGTTTCCATTGGCATCGGTGATCTGGAGATTGACTTTGACCCAAAGCAGGAAACCGAAGACGACTTCAACTCCAACCTTGCTGACTTCATAGATGAGTCTGAGCTTGAATCGCTTGGCTCTGAATTGGTCGCAGATTTTGAAAAAGACCTGCGTGACCGCAAAGAGTGGGTGCAAACATACATTGAGGGCCTGAAGCTGCTTGGCCTGAAGTATGAAGAGCGCACAGAGCCCTGGAATGGCGCCTGTGGTGTATTCCACCCAATGCTCACAGAGAGTGTGGTTCGCTTCCAGGCAGAAGGCATTACCGAGACGTTCCCCGCTGCCGGCCCTGTTAAGACGGTAATCATCGGCAAAGAGACGCCTGAGAAGAAGGAATCTGCTCAGCGCGTCCAAGCTGACATGAATTACCAGTTGACTGAAGTCATGACGGAGTACCGCCCAGAGCACGAGAAGATGCTTTGGAATCTGCCGATCACCGGTTCCGCCTTCAAAAAGGTGTACTACGACCCAAGCCTTGGTCGCCAAATATCTGTTTTTATCCCCGCAGAAGATATTGTTGTGCCGTATGGCGCATCAAGCATTGAACGGGCTGAGCGCGTTACGCATGTCATGCGTAAGACCAAAAACGAACTGATCAAGCTTCAAGAGGCTGGCTTCTACCGTAACATTGATCTTGGTGACCCCACCGGCGAACTGGATGACATTGAAAAGCAAAAGGCCGAAGAACAAGGAATGACGGCAATCCAAGATGAGCGCTACCGCATCTTGGAAATGAATGTTGACCTTGACCTCAAAGGCTTCGAGGACCGCAACAAAAAGGGCGAGAAGACCGGCATTGCCCTGCCATACGTCTTGACCTTGGAAAAGGGAACCGGCAAGGTTTTGGCAGTGCGCCGAAACTGGTACGAGGGCGACAAGCTTCACCTCAAGCGCCAGCACTTTGTTCACTACCAGTACATCCCCGGCTTTGGTTTTTACGGCTACGGGCTGATTCACCTGATCGGCGGCTACGCCAAGTCGGCCACCATGATCATCCGCCAGTTGGTGGACGCAGGTACTCTCTCAAATCTTCCTGGCGGCTTGAAGTCACGCGGCCTGCGAATCAAAGGGGATGACACCCCGATTGCTCCGGGCGAGTTTAGGGATGTGGATGTGCCGTCTGGTTCAATCCGCGACAACATTCTGCCCCTGCCATACAAAGAGCCAAGCCAAACTCTTTACACCCTGTTCCAGCAGATTGTTCAAGAGGGCCGCGCATTCGCCTCCAGCGGAGACATGAATGTAAGCGACATGTCGGCAAATGCACCGGTGGGCACAACGCTGGCACTGCTTGAGCGCCAACTCAAGGTCATGGGCGCGGTTCAGTCGCGTATGCACTTCAGCATGAAGCAGGAGTTCAAACTCCTGAAGAACATCATTGCTGACTACGCGCCCGAAGAGTATTCGTACGAGCCAGAAGAGGGAAGCCAAACCGCCCGCAAGGCTGATTACGACAACGTCGATGTCATACCAGTAAGCGACCCCAACGCCTCCACAATGGCCCAGAAGGTTGTTCAGTACCAAGCGGTCCTTCAGTTGGCACAAACAGCGCCGCAGTTGTATGACATGCCCCTACTGCACCGGCAAATGTTGGAAGTCTTGGGTATCAAAAACGCTAACAAGCTGATCCCAATTGCCGACGACATGACCCCGGTTGACCCCGTCCAAGAAAACCAAAACATTCTGATGGGCAAGCCGGTAAAGGCGTTTGTGGAGCAAGAGCACAAGGCCCACATCCAAGTCCACATGATGGCAATGCAAGACCCCGAAATTGCAAAAATCATTGGTCAAAACCCGCAGGCGCAAGCCCTGCAAGCCGCGATGCTTGCGCATGTAAACGAGCACGTTGGCTTTGAGTACCGCCGCCAAATGCAAGAGCAGATGGGCATGGCAATCCCTGGTCAGGAAGAGGCCCAGAATCTGCAAGAGGGCGAAGCAAATCAAATTGCAATGATGGCTGCAAAGGCTTCTCAGGAATTGTTCCAAAAGCATTCTGAGGCCGAGAAGTCACAGCAGGCTCAGCAGCAAATGATGGACCCCGTCGTTCAAATGCAGATGAAGGAACTGGAGCTTAAGACACAAGAGCTTCAGTTGAAAATTCAAAAGCAGCAGATCGACGCCGCAGAAAAAGCTGATCGCATTCGCGTTGAAGAATCGCGGATTGAAGCGCAGAAGGAAATTGCCGCCATGCAAGTGGCAGCAACAGCGGCAGCGGCAAAAGCCAAGCTGGCATCACATCAAGAGCTTGAGGGCACCAAGCTTGGCGCTCAAATTGCCAAAGATCGAATGCAGCCCATTAAACCCAAACCAGCGAGGGCGTAACCTTGACAGACGTAATCCGTGCCTTAGTGCATGTGCAGAAAGAGATTGAAAAATACCGGCAGGAGCAAGTAGCCTTTCTTGCTGCAAGCCGTGCTGATACGTACGATGAGTACAAAAAAATCTGTGGAGTGATCCGGGGTCTTAACTTTGCAGACAATGTGATTGATGACCTCGTGCAAAAGGTAAACAACGATGATTGATTATGATGTTGCCGCAGTGGATTTGTCCGGCATTTTGAACAAAAGTGCCGAACAAAAAGCCAAGCAGCTTCCAGAGCCAAAGACCTACCGCATTCTTACGGTAGTCCCTGAGGCCATGGAAGAGTACGCCGAAAGTGACTTGGGCATTATTAAGTCAGAGCAGACCAAACATTACGAAGAGGTGCTGACCCCTGTTTTGTTTGTGATCAAGCTTGGCCCAGATTGCTACAAAGACACCAGTCGCTTCCCAAGTGGTCCGTCTTGCAAAGCCGGTGACTTTGTCATCGTGCGACCCAATTCAGGCACCCGCCTGAAGATTCATGGCCGAGAGTTCCGCATCATCAATGATGAGTCGGTCGAGGCGGTGGTGGAAGACCCGCGTGGCATTACTCGTGCATCATAAGGAGTGAAAAATGGCAAACAAGTTTGAAGGTGAAGAGTTTAAATTTCCCGACGAGCAGTCTGCGAAGGAAGAAGAAAA